ATAAAATAAAAACAATAAATAAATAAATTATGGCAACAACATATGATTGGAATTGCAAAACAGTAGACTGTTACCCTACTGACGGAGAATACACAGATGTTGTGTATAACGTACATTGGATAGTAACAGGAACATCTGACACTTTAGACCCAGAGGGTAACGCTTATACAGCAACAAGTATTGGCACAGAGACAATAAGCACTAGTGATCTTTCTGGGTTTACACCTTTCGATGATCTTACAAACGCTGATGTAGTCGCTTGGACTAAAGCGGCTATGGGTGCAGAGCAGGTTACAGCTTTAGAAACAAACCTTGATAGTCAAATAGCTTTAGAGATTACACCTGTTTCAGTAACACTTACTATTGGTGAGCCTGTACCACCCGCTGAAGAAGAATAAGTAAATTTACCGTAAAACGAGTAATAATAAAACCATACCACAACGGTATAACCAATAATAACTAAAAACCAAAACCAATGACACTTTATTATCAAACCACTACATGGAATGGTCAACGTCAATATGACGAAAACCAGATAAATATATGGAAACACATATCCGAAAAAAGCAACTGGAGAATTGTCCAGTTACCTAATGGGTTTTACCAAACTGAATATCAAGACCTTAACGACGATAGCAAGTGGATAGACACTACTAGACGTGAAACATTACAAGGTGCTGAAGAAGCAATTGATAAAACAGTCGAGCACTACAGTAAGAAAGTTGAATATAACAACGGACCCAAAGTAGTAAAGACCTTTAAATAAAACAATAAATTAAATTAAATCAAATCAAATGTCAGACAATATTGTCAAGAACCTTAACTTTGGCGACGATGCTAGAGTTAATGTATTTAAAGGTATAGAGAAACTCACAAAAGCCGTTAGCTCCACTTTAGGGGCTAGCGGTAAATGTGTCATCTTAGAAGATGGATCAGGTAATCCAATGATTACCAAAGATGGTGTAACTGTAGCAGAAACAATTACTTTATTAGACCCAGTTGAAAACATGGGTGCTACGTTAATAAAGCAAGCAGCTAAAAAAACAGTTCAAGAAGCTGGTGATGGTACAACCACAGCTACTGTATTAGCTCATGCAATATTAGAACAAGCATACTCTATAGAAGATAAAAACTTAAGTCATAGAGATTTAAAAATGGGTGTAAATAAAGCTGTAGAAAAAGTTATAGCTTATTTAGAGAAAAACTCAATAAAAGTTACTGGAGACATGATAGACTCAGTAGCAACAATATCCACTAATAACGATCCAAATCTTGGTAAAATTATTGGTGATGCATTTAGAGCAGTCGGAGAAACCGGCGTAGTAATGATGGAGCCAACAGCATCAGCTGATACTTTGGTTGAAGTAGTAGAAGGAGTTCAATATGAAAAGGGATTGACTAATTCGAACTTTGTTACTAACCGTGATTCAAAAACTGCTGAATTAGAAAACCCTTTAGTAATGTTAGTCGACTCTCCTGTAGAAAGTATAAGACAGATCCAATCGATTCTCGAGTATGTCATAAAAAGCAATAAAGCTTTATTGATTATAGCTGACGTAGAGCAACCCGTTTTGGCTGCACTTGCGATGAACAAAACTAAAGGAAATATTAAGGTGAATGTTATTAATGCCCCAACATATGGTATTAATAAAAAAGACACCTTAGAAGACTTAGCCTTATTAACCGGGGCAAAAGTCATAAACGAAGACCTAGGTGATGATATGGATTTAATATCTATTGATTTCTTAGGCACATGCGTAAAAGCTGTTACTAATGACTCAGAAACAATAATTCAAGTTAATCAAAACAAAGAAGAGATTGACGAGATAATTGTAAAACTAAAGAAGCAAATAGAAAAAGAAAAAGCACCAGGAGAAGTAATACGATTAGAAAAACGATTAGCTCGTTTATCAGCAAAGGTTGCAATCGTAAAAGTAGGTGCTAATTCAGATATAGAGCTTCAAGAAAAGTCAGATAGAATAGAAGATGCAATTTGCGCAACTAAAGCTGCTATTAAAGAAGGTATAGTTTCTGGTGGTGGTATTGCATTATTAAATGCAGCAGATAACATTAAGCCGTTGTCGATTGGTGAAGAGATCCTCTTAGAGGCTATTAAGGCGCCTTTTAAGACAATATTAAGTAATGCGGGTATAGTATTAACAATACCTGTTTCCGGTAAAGGAAAAGGCTTAAATGTAGTTACAGGAAAAATGGTAAATATGATTAAGTCAGGTATTATTGATCCATTGCTTGTTACTAAAAGTGCATTAAGAAATGCAACATCAGTAGCAACAACAATATTATCAACCGATTGTGTAATTAATAATTTAAGAATTAATGAAGGCAATAGGTAAAAATTTAATCATAGAAAAAATAAAAGAAGGAACTACTAAAACAAAAGGTGGTTTACTTCTTGCAGAAGCGCACAAAGAAGACGTAAGATATTTAGAGGCTAAGGTGTTAAATGTAGGAGATGATATTATAGGTATAAAACCAGATGATATTATATTTTATGATAGACACGCAGGTCACCTGATAGAAATAGGTAAAAACTCTTATCATGTTATTAAATTACAAGATATAGTTGTTGTTTTATGAGAAAGCTAGAGGCAAGAGATGTCAAAGACATGGGCTTGTTAAAACATTATCGTATAATACGTAAATGGGCTTGTAAAAACAACAATGTTAGTGATGCTGATTTAGAATTATTAATTTATTTCGACTGCATGGGACATTTTACCAAGCAGGATTTTAAGACAGGTACATACTCATATAGTTGGGACAATAGAAGATGGAACAGGCTTTTAAAAGAAGGTTGGATTATTGTTTGGAGAAATCGTAATCATACAACTCAAAAATATAATATTTATGAGGTTTCATTCAAATGTAAACAATTGATATCCAGGATGTATCGAATAATGCTAGGTGAGGATGATATACCTACTAGTGAAAGAAGAAATAAATTAATAGCTGGTAACTCATATACTGATAAAGTTTTGACTGAGGCTATCTATAATGTTAATAAAGATAAAACAAGATAACAATGCCAAGTAACGTAAAAAGTTTAGATCAAGCTATGAAAGCAGCATCTAAAGAAAACTCTCCAGCCAAACAAATGGTTCAACCTGGATTCATGCCACAGCAACCTGTTCAAACAGGTAGCTTTAATCCTAATGCTCAAATGGTAGCGCAAGGTATATATGGTAGTGAATATGACAGAGCAATGGCTATGCCATCTCGTGGTTTAACACCAGATCAAGTTATGGCTAACACTCCACTATCAATGATGGATTCTCCTTTGAATAAAGCTTTAGTAGGAGATCAAGATCAATTAACGCAAGAACTTCAAGACGCTATTGAAAACTCTTAATAATAAATAAATAATAATGGCAAAAACAAAAAACGCTGATTACAACTCCGAGGGAGATGTTGGTCAAAACACAATTTGGGATGGACCACTTAGTCAAGTTGGTCGTCCACATGGTAAAGGAAGTAGTTCCGGAATTACAGGTATGAAGCTTAAGTTAGCTGCAACACCTTATTCAGCTGGACCTATTACTGCTAAAGCACAAAAGTAAAATGAATAAGTCACCTTTGTATGCTAAAATATCTAGTAGTTGTAAAGCAGCCGCAAAACGTAAGTTTAAAGTATGGCCTAGCGCTTATGCTTCTGGCTGGGGTGTACGCTGTACTAAAGCTGGTGGACCTAGTAATTTTGGTAAATAATGGCAGAAAGACCAGAGTGGAAAGACAGTAAATACGCCGATGCAAAAGGTAGGTTTAAAAAACTAGACTGCGGTGATTTAGCCACTTGGTTAATCAAGTCGCGTAAGGGTAATAAAAAAGCAATTGTTGGTAGTTTAAACCAGCAAATTGTTTTTAATAGAAAAAAGAATCCTAGCTATGCGGCTAAAATGAAATGTGCTAGAAATAAAGCAATGAATAGATTAGGTGATGGCAAAAAGTAAAGTAAAAGGTGGAGGCACCAAAAAAGTATGTTTACCACTAGCTAAAGTTAGAGGCATGAGTAAAGCTCAAAAAGACAAAGTTGTAAGAGCTAAAGAATCAGCCGGCAGATCTGGTAAATACAAAAGATCAAGTTCTACTAATGTTAAAGGCGCTAGAAAAAAAGGTGCTACACTTAGAGACTGGTTTGAAAAAGAAAATTGGGTAAATGTTAAAACAGGTAAGCCCTGTGGTGAATAAATAATATTATGTCAGTAAGATTAGTAAAAGCAAATATGGCTTGTAATAAGCCAAAGAAAACAACTTCACATCCTAAAAAGTCTCACGTTGTAAAAGCGTGTGCTAATGGTAAAGAAAAGATTATACGTTTTGGCGAGCAAGGAGCTAGTACAGCTGGTAAGCCAAAATCTGGAGAGTCTGCTAAAATGAAAGCTAAAAGAAAATCTTTTAAAGCCCGTCACGGAAAAAACATAGCAAAAGGCAAAATGTCTGCTGCTTATTGGGCCGATAAGGTTAAATGGTAAATAAACAAACAAACAAACAATTATGAAAGCACCTTTGAAAAAATCAAAACAAAGAATAGAGCAAGATTATGCTAGAAACGCTATTGCTGACTATGAGTCTGGTAATAAAAAAGCAGCTAAATACGAAAAGAAAAAAGAATTAGAAGTTGCTGCTGGTGAAGGACCTAAAATGATGGGTAAATCTCCAATGAAGTTGGAATCTGCTGCTCAAGAGAAAAAAGATCTTATGATGGATATGCCAGTAGACGAAAGAGCTGCTGCTAAAATGATGAAGTCTCCTAATAAAATGGCTGGTGAGTCTCCAATGAAGATGGGTGGATCTTGGATGTCTAAGCACTCTGCTCTTAAAATGATGAAGCCATCTCCAACAAAACTTTATAATAAAAAGTAATATGGCTTTTAAAATGGATTCACCTATTTGCACTTGCAATACACCTATATACGAGAGAAATCTTGAAGAAGGTGTAATGGGAGAGGCTAATAATAATGGAACTATTTTAGTTAACAAAAACCTATCTCCATTAGAGAAACAAAAAGTTGTAGACCATGAAATGGTTCACATTGATCAAATGGAAAGAGGCGATCTTGATTACGATAATAATAATGTTTACTGGAAAGGTAAAAAATACTCAAGAGCTTCTATGGTTGAAGGGGCAAAGAATTTGCCTTGGGAAAAAGAAGCATATAGAAAAGCATGAGTAAGTTATTACAATTGTTAAGTGGAGGCGTCGTCAAACAAGTTGGCGAAGTGTTAGATAATTTAACAACATCAAAAGAAGAAAAGCTAAATGCTCAAAAAGCTATTAAAGAAATACTTTTAAAAGCAGATAGTGAAGCTCAACAACAAGTTACCAAAAGATGGGACTCAGATATGAAGTCTGATAGTTTTTTATCAAAAAACATACGACCATTGATTATTGTATATTTAACAGTTATCTTTACAGCGTGTGCTTTTTTTGACGGTAACATAGGTGGTTTTAATATAGAACCAACCTATATACCTATCTTTCAATCACTACTAGTAACCGTGTACGGTGCGTACTTTGTTGGTAGGACATGGGAAAAAGGTAAAAATATAGGTAATAATAAAAACAAATGAAAACAATTAAATTAAATAAAATGGAAGAAAATAGCAAAATAACCCCGGAAGAGCTTAAGCAAGTGACTGAGCTTAATAACAAAATGGTACAGATTCAAGGAGAAATTGGTGCTGGTGAATTGCGTAAAGCAGATCTAGTAACAATGTTCGCTGAAGAGTCTAAGCAAATGGAAGTTATTAAAAAGGAGCTTGAAGACAAGTATGGTAAGGTTAACATCGATTTAAAAGATGGATCTTATGAGCTAATTCCTGAGGAAGAAAATGACTAATGTAATCAGAAAAATAAGTATAGGTTCTGATTATAAAAACGATGCAATGCACTACGCAGTAGGTCAACAAGTATATGGGGGACATGAAATCTCTCATATACTACATGACGAAGAAAATGATTCATATAGTATTCACATCAAGAAAAAAGATGAAGTAATACCTTGGAAAAAGTTTAACTGTAATATGGCTGTATCAATAGAGTATGATTTAGAGTACTAAATGAAAAGCCTATTTGATTTTATTGTAGAGCCATTAAAAAGCCAATACAATAATGAAATAAAAGTAGGTGACAAAAGCCTTGTAACTAACGTTGATTTAGATAATTTTAGATCAGTTAGTAATATGGCCAAAGTTATTTCAACACCAATTGCTTATAAAACAAATATATCTAAAGGTGATATTGTGGTTATACACCATAATGTTTTTAGAACATTTAGAGATATAAGAGGTAAGCAAAAAACAAGTAGATCAAAGTTTACAGAAAACTTATATTTTGTTGCAATGGACCAAGTCTATATGTACAAAAACAAAGAAAAGTGGAATACAATTAACAATAGATGTTTTGTAAAACCACTTGTAAGTAATAATGATCTAACGTTAGATAAAGAACGCGAGCTTATTGGTATATTAAAATACGGTAATAGTTCCTTAGAAGCTCTTAAAATCACTCCAGGAGATGTAGTTGGTTACACACCAGATGGTGAGTATGAATTTTTCATAAACGAAGAGCGATTATATTGTATGAAATCAAATGATATTGTAATTAAATATGAACACCAAGGAGACGAAGTTGAATATAATCCGAGCTGGGCGAAAAGCAGTTGAGGAATTAATCAAGGTGGCAGAAGAAAAGATCGTTGACTCAGGGGATGATATATCAGCTGACAGACTTAAAAATGCCGCTGCAACAAAAAAACTAGCAATATTTGATGCTTTTGAAATTCTTACAAGAATACAAACTGAAGAAGATTTATTAAACGAAAAACCAACAGAGGTTGTTAAAGAAAAAAGCTTTAAAGGTTTCGCTGAAGGAAGATCAAAATAATGTATCAACAAAACTTATACAGAATATTAGATAACCATATAAAACCTAAGGTTTTAAATAGAACCAATAGATATGCTAAATGGGAATATGGTTATAACAAAGAACATGATATAGTTGTTATAAGTAAAACTGGTAAAATAGGTGACATATATGAAATACAAGGTTTAAAAATAGCTTTACCAAAAGAAGAAAAACCTTATGTATTTGAAACTAACAAATGGGAATACTCAGAATATCCTAAAGAATTAAAAAAAATAAAATCTGTATTTGACTGGGAAGAATACCCTAATGAATTTAAAGAAAAATGGCACGATTATATAGATGATGAATTTAAAAAACGCGAAGAAGGTTTTTGGTTTATTAACAAAAATAAGCCTACATATATTACTGGTACTCATTATATGTACTTGCAGTGGAGCAAGATTGACGTTGGCCAGCCCAATTTTCGTGAATCAAATAGATTGTTCTACATCTTCTGGGAAGCCTGTAGAGCCGATAAACGTAGCTATGGAATGTGCTACCTTAAAAATAGACGGAGTGGCTTTTCATTCATGGCATCAGGTGAAACAGTCAACGCTGCAACAATATCGACAGACTCAAGATTTGGTATATTATCAAAATCAGGACCAGATGCTAAAAAAATGTTTACCGATAAAGTTGTACCAATATCAGTCAACTACCCTTTCTTTTTCAAACCCATACAAGATGGAATGGATCGGCCAAAAACAGAACTGGCGTATAGAGTACCGGCCACAAAGTTTACAAGAAAAAAGCTGGACAATAACGAAAAGCTTAAAGAAATATCCGGTCTTGATACAACAATAGACTGGAAGAATACAGGAGATAACTCTTATGATGGTGAGAAACTAAAGTTACTTGTTCATGATGAATCAGGTAAATGGGAAAAGCCAACAAACATATTAAATAATTGGCGTGTTACTAAAACATGTTTAAGACTAGGTAGTAGAATTATAGGTAAATGCATGATGGGTTCAACATCAAACTCTTTAGATAAAGGTGGTGAAAACTTTAAAAAGCTTTATTATAGTTCTAATGTTGAAAAAAGAAATGCTAATGGTCAAACAAGCTCAGGCTTGTATTCTTTATTTATACCTATGGAGTGGAATTATGAAGGATTTATAGATTCTTATGGTTATCCAGTATTTGATAAACCTGAAAAAGAAACGGTAGATGCTTTTGGTGATACCATAGAACAAGGAGTTATAGATCATTGGAATAATGAAGTTGAAGGATTAAAGCAAGACCAAGACGGTTTAAATGAATATTTTAGGCAGTTTCCAAGAACAGAAGAACATGCATTTAGAGATGAAGCAAAAGAATCTTTATTTAATCTTACTAAGATATACGAGCAAATAGATTACAATGTTGATTTAAAAAATACTTCAACAATAACAGTTGGTAGCTTTCAATGGGAACATGGTCAAAAAGATACTAGAGTTATATTTGTTCCAAATAAAGATGGTAGGTTTAATATATCGTGGGTTCCAGCTTTAGAATTACAAAATAGAATTGTAATAGATAATAAAGGCAAACATCCTGGAAATGAGCACTTAGGTGCTTTTGGTTGTGATAGTTATGATATATCAGGTACGGTAGATGGTAGAGGTTCTAATGGTTCTTTACACGGCTTAACTAAGTTTAGTATGGAAAACGTACCTCCTAATCATTTCTTTTTAGAATATATAGCTAGACCTCAAACAGCTGAAATATTTTTTGAAGATGTTTTAATGGCTTGTATTTTTTACGGTATGCCTATATTAGCGGAGAATAATAAGCCTAGATTATTATATCATTTTAAAAGAAGAGGTTATAGAGGTTATTCAATGAATAGGCCAGATAAGATCTGGAATAAATTATCAGTAACTGAAAGAGAAATAGGTGGTATACCAAACTCTAGTGAAGATATAAAGCAAGCTCATGCCGCTGCTATTGAAACTTATATAAATACTAACGTTGGTATTTTAGAAAATGGATATGGAGATATGTACTTTCAAAGAACATTAAATGATTGGGCTAAATTCAATATAAATAATAGAACAAAGCACGATGCTTCTATTAGTTCAGGATTAGCTTTGATGGCTTGCAATAAGAATAGGTATATGCC